TCGTACACACCCTTGGACGGCAACCACCTGCCGTCTTCCGCTTTCCAGACGTCATTGGTTACATAGCCAACGATGTCATCGTCCTCAAACAAGGTTTCCAGGTATGTGATCAGCTGCTTTGCAGGCTCCCATGTGTCAGGTGAAACATATGGAGTGTAGCCGTCTCCATCCTCGGAAATCGAATCGTCCCAATCCATAGTCCAATCGTCAGCAGGAGACCACCCATACTGCTTTGCAAGCTGTACGATGGTGCCACCAGCAATCGGGTTATTGCAGCCTCGGAAGGTCCTCCATTTGCGCTCACACTCACCGGGATGATATCGCCTGTCTCCACGACTCCACTCATCCCAGACACTCCAGTCATAACCTTCTGCCTGCAGAGCCATGCCCACATTGATCCACTCTTGATAATTTAACTGTCGCACATCAAGCGATTTCAGTGCGTTCAAAACCTTACTCAAAACAATCCATCCTTTCCGTTAGGTTGATATTTCGCGGCTCTCACACCGCTAGGGATACGCCAATTGTTCTTTGCCAATCGGGCGATCATCTTGTTGGCCTCATCAAAGGGCCATGTGCCGACTTGACGGAAACCGAAACGCTCCAAACAGCGTATCTGCTTGGGAGTCGAGAGTCCTTCCTCGCGGCGGCGCTTCAAGCGGTCGATCAATAAACTAGCCTTGCCCATGTTCTCGACAGCCTCTGAGCAGATGCCTTGCCGTTCCAAAAACTCTAGTTGCTTTTCGGATGGTGGGCCCATCTCCCAAGTAAATGTGGGTCTGTAGCCAACCAGATCCTCGGCTGCAATCGACATGGCATACTGCAAGGGATCGACCAAACGACGCTGCCTCATTCGCAGTTCCGTCAGCTTCTTCGCCAGATTTTCCTCTCGTTCTGCCAGAATATCCCGCTCCGCTTGTTCCTCTGCCTCGGTCAAATCGACGCCTTCTTCATCTACCATGGCATCAATGCGTTTTGCCATGACAGCATCCTTGCTGATCAAGGATGACGGTCTGCAAAGGTCGTGCTTTTCCGTCAGCCATAAGAAATCCAATAGCAACAGGTTCTCTTTTCCGGGGTGCAATCGCATGCCGCGACCGACCATCTGTTGGTACAGACTTCGCACCTTCGTGGGGCGAAGTACAACCACGCAGTCTACAGAGGGGCAATCCCACCCTTCCGTCAGCAACATGGAGTTGCAGATGACGTCATACTTTCCACCCTCAAAATCACTTAGGATCTGCGCCCGATCTGGGCTGTTGCCATTGATCTCTACAGCCCGCAAGCCATGAGCATTCAGCATCTGACAAAACCTCTGCGAGGTTGCGACCAAGGGCAAAAACACGACCGTCTTTCGATCTTGGCAGTGCTCTACCATCTCTTGGGCAATTTGATCCAAAAGCGGCTCCAACGCACACCCTAGATCCTCGGCTTTGAAGTCACCACCGGAAACTGCCACATTCTGAATATCCAACTCCAAAGGAATGAGCTGCGCTCGGATGGGGCATAGGTATTTCTCCTTGATTGCTTGGGTCATGGTGTATTCGTAGGCCCGGCTGTCAAAATACTCGCCTAAATCGCGCATGTCACCGCGATCCGGTGTTGCCGTCACACCTAGGACATTTGCATCTGGGAAATGCTCCAATACTTTCTTGTAGGTATCGGATAAGCAGTGATGCGCCTCATCGACAATGATGTCCGCAAAGTAATCGTGGGGAAATCTCTCGAGTCGTTGTTCTCTTGCCAGCGTTTGTACAGATCCAACGGTCACCGGGGCTGCACTGCCAATACCGGTGCTCTCCGCCTTCTCCAGAACACTGTCTAGGCCTGCTGCTGTTTTCAGCTTGTCTGCTGCCTGAGAAAGAAGTTCTCCTCGGTGCGCCATGATCAGTACCCGTCGACCCTTTTTCACTTGTTCCTCTGCGACCTTGGCAAATACCACGGTCTTACCGCAACCGGTGGGGAGCACCAGCAGAGTCCGCTGATGCCCCTCCTCCCATTGCTGTAGGATCGCATCCCTTGCCTCAGCCTGATAAGGTCTGAGTTCCATCATGGATGCTTGCCTCCTTTATTCGAAGGGCAACTCTTCCTGATCCGCAACGACAGGGTACTGTTCGTCTGCAGGAAAGAACTTCTCATCGTAGTCATAGAAGCGATCCACATCATTGGTCTGTCGCTCGTCACCATCGCGGTTGATGTAAGTACGAGGCTTGAAACGCGCACGACCTTTCGCACCCAACACGGCGTTCCAGTTCATGACCATTCTTTCGCCATGCTTCTTCTGGCCGATGCTCCGGAAGAAGGCAGCGATCTTGAACTCCATAGGGCGGTACAGCATCAAGTCACACTTTACGTTGGCCTGCTTGCCATCCTCAGTGACCACATTCAAGGTCAAAGCAGCCTTATTGCACGCAGGAATCTTTGCGCTGCCAGGATAGCGGCTGCGTTCAAAACCGGTGACCGTAAAGTTGTAGTCACCCTCATCCAACAGGACATACTCTTGGCCATCGGTTTCGACGGCATCGTCCCAATCCATACACAGGTTCTTTTCGTTCATGTTGTTATACATAGTTCAATACCTCCATTAGTTTGCTTTTCTGTTTTTCATGATGTTGTCAACAATGAGATCCCAATAACGCAGGACCCATCCGGTCAGGAAGCTGTCCGGATACTCATCCACAGGAGTCGCAGGATCTTGCTTTTTCTTTTGACCCACAACTGTACGCAGTTCTTCCTCTGTGACTTGAGCCTCTTCCATCAAGCGATGAACGGTCTGCAAGGGCGCCTCTTCCGGCACGGTCGGAGCGGTGGGCGCATCCTCAAAGATGTGGGCGATGTTCCTATACTCCAGATCCATGACATCCGGTAGCTCATGTCTGTTCTTTGCGTCCCAGCAAGGATGATGGCTTGTGTAAATGACACGCTTGCCGCCCTGGGCTTTGGTCGCCTTGTTTTCTGTTGTGATCACATAGGTCTGGTAATTCAGGAACAGGAGCATATCGCACCACTCCTTAAAAAGCGGAGCAACCTGCTTGGAGAGCTTCATCTCCCATCGGTCGTAGGCTCCCATTTCGTCTGGCTGTTCAAACTTGCGCATTTTCGCATGAGCTGTAATCACGACATTGATTCCGGCAGCGACAATGCGATCCAGCACAGTGAAGAAGCCCATGAACTCCTCCGCAAGATAGGTGTAACCCTTACCATACCCGAAGTCCTCCAAGCCGGACTTCTTGTATTTGGTGCAAACATGCGCCACCGCCAACTGCTCTGCCCAGTCTGCCGTGTCGATCACCAACGAACCACATACACCGGAAGTCACTGCGACTTCGTTCAGCACAGCCAACAGCTCGTCCCAATTGGCAGGCTTCTCAATACGGCGCACATCCATGTGGGAGGTGCCTCCCTCTGTATCAATGAACAGGGGATTAGGGAACTGCGCTGCAAAGGTACTTTTGCCGATGCCCTCAGATCCGTAAATGACAACCTTTTGAGCACGCTTGATTTTTCCATCTGTGATTTTTAACATGATATCCTCCTTATCTAAGACTGCAGGAATAGTCCTGCACCAATGCAATACCGGGGATCTCCGTCCCGGCTGTCAGCAGACGCTTGACATTCGCCTTATTGATCTCTGGGGTGGGAATGCGGTAGCAATCGTTGTGACCGTTTTCGCAGAGCCAGTCGTAGGCATCTACCTCATCGGTGATCTCCACTCGGCTAGTCTTGCGGTAGCAAACAGTGGCCACACCGCAGTCCGTCTTCTCACCATGGCATTCTCGGTCGAGGATCGCCATGAGCCGGTCGACCTTGTGTTCCATCCGGTGTCTGCGGTCACGCAGCCTCTGTTCCTCTTCCTTGATCGCACCGATCTGTGCCTTCGTGTTGAGCACCAACTTGGCGAGATACTCCAAGATGCGTCCTCGCTCCATTTGCAGCTCTGCCAACTGCCCAAGGAGCGCTTCGTCCGATAGCACTTCACCGGTGTCGGCATCGAAGTCGAGTTGGTCAACGATCTCTTCGATGGCTTGATTGACCTCATACAGCTTCATGCAATGTCCCTCCCTTCTGCTCGGTGATGCATACCTCGTTCACGCTGTTTCCAGGTACGAGGATCGTCACCTCTCTGATGGGGCCAAGCAGAAATGTGAGAAGTCTGTCGCGCAATGTGATCTTTCTACACGCAACGACTCCACCACCCACAGGCTGCTTCGCCATACTGATACTGATTCTGTGTTTCATTGTTTTCACCCTTTCTGAAGGGACTATTTTCTCTTCCCTTCACTATGTGCAGAAAAAATGGTGGTTTTGTGTACCCTCTTTTCAAAAATTTTTTGAATATTTTTTATCTTTCAAAAACTGCTGAACAATTTCCCTCGCTTGCACCACTGATTTGTGCACAGCTTTTGCCTGTACTCCCTCTTTTTCTGCTATCTCGCGGTAGGTCTTTCCGCAAGCACGTCTAAGCAGCCGCTTCCTTTGTGTCGGGGTCAGCTCTCTCAATGCGCGGCAAAGTTCTTCTCGGTTTATCTCACGGACATATTGATCTTCTAACGACACACCTTCTGCAAAGATTGGCCCCTCATAGTGCAAGGCGTCCAAAGAACACTCTCTGTGGTATCTCTCCCGCTCATCCAATGCGTGGTCGTCACGCCGAGACTGAACAATGAATTCCCCAATCTCATCGGATACTTCCACTTCGCTTACTGTTCCGTCATTAAATTCGTACTTAATTACCATTTTTCTGTTCCTTTCTTCGTTTTGGAGCGAAGTAAGGCACAAAAAAGGGCAAAAAAAATACTGCCGAGGTAAAGTAGTCTTGTGACTTACTTCACTTCGGCAGATAGATCACTCGCGCCGAATCGGCACGGTGCCAGGGCTCGATAATGAACTCTTACATATTAAGTTAGATTACCCGCCAAACGGCGAGCTTCCTCGATCTGGCGAAGGACATCCGTCAGTCGGATGATCTCGCGCTGTTTTGCGTTTTTTACTTCCAAATAAACCTCGTCATTTTGGATCAGTGCATCAAAGACACGAGGCTTTGCTTCTCTGATGCTGTCATTGTTTCGAATGGGGTGCCGATACATCATAATCAAGTTCCTTTCCTTAGACTGCAAGCAATCATGCAGCGTAGTAATTTGCAGACATACAGTCATCGGTACATCAAACTTGGCATCTTTACAATGTGTCGTCCATCATCCGGCATTTTCAGGTCGCCCAACAATGTGGCATATGTGATCATTTTCTTCCCGTATCGAGTACGTAGTTCCTCAACGGCATCTTCCAGCTTTGCCCTTCGATCCAACCTTGCTGTATCTACAAAGATATTCAACTGCTCCGTTTCAGATTTTGGGACTAGGTCAATGGCACGGATGCATACCGCACGAACCTTCGTACTCCATCTGTATCGTTCCTGAAATAGCCGGAACCCGGCACTTGCAATTTCGGAAGGAAGC